TTACCTGATAATTTTAAATACTCAGGTTTATTAACTAAATAATTTAATATAAATTTAGTGAGCATTGCATCATTCATCAAAATTACTTTCAGATAAACGACCAGTATCTTTATTATAAATAAGACTTGTCGCTATACCTGTCTCTCCACTAAATCTATTTTTTAAAACTCTTACTATCATTATGTTGCTTTCAGTTTCAGATTGTTGGTCTCTTTCAAAACCTATTACTGCGTCTGATAACTGTGCAAGTGAATGTGAACCTCTTAGATGTGATAAAGATGTTTGCACACCTTCTTCATGTCCTAGATTGCCTGAAGGTCTTTTTAAATGTGATACTACAAACATTGCACATTTAACTTCTTCAACAAGTTTTCTTAACTCTGTCATTGTATTATCTATTAATCTTCTCTCATCTCCATCATGTAATCCTGAGATAACTATTGAGATGTGGTCTAAGATAATTACTTTGCAGTCTAATGATTGAACCATGTATCTTATTCGGTTCATTAAATCTTCACTGTCACTAGAACCAAAATGGTCATAGAAACAAATGTTGTCTTTTACTTTATCAAATTCTTCTAATAATTTTTCTTCACTAAATTTTTTTCTAACATCAGGGTTATGTATTTGTGCATTTAATCCTACACTTACTATTCCTCTGATACTTCTTTTTACACTTTCTTCTAATGCAATGTAGCCAACCTTGTGACCTTTAAGAATACAGTCATAAGCAATCTCTCTACACATTTGAGATTTACCTGTTCCTGAACCACCACATAATAAATTTAGTTCACCAAATCTAATGCCTTGTAGTTTTTCATTTAGTCCATTCCATTGATAAGGAATACTTTCTACTTCTTCATCATTTAATAGTAAGTCTTTAGTATCTGAACCTTGAATAATACCTTGTGGTGTATATGCTTTAGCTTCCCACATGGCATCTATAATTTTAGAACCTAATCCTTTTTGTAATAAATCACTTGCATCTTTTTCTTGTAGTTTTGCAATCTTAACTTTTCTTACTGGTAAAATATTTGCACACTCAATAGATGCTTTGTTTCCTGCTTCATCATTATCAAACATCAATACAATGTTTTCAAATTTAGATAACCATTCTAATTCTCTCTTAATATATTTCTTAGCACTTGCAGAACCACTAGGTACTGATACCACTGGATAACGATTGTTCTGCATTTGTGATACAGACATTGCGTCAAGTTCACCTTCTGTAATGATAATATTCTTACCACCATCTCTCCACAAGTGCTGACCAAAGAGGGAAATATTTGTGGTATCTCCAATCCATATAAACGACTTATCAGGAAACCTTAAATGCTGTGCTACTTTGTTGTAATCTTTGTCAAAGTAATTAGCGATATGGCAATTCTTACCATTGTATGTTCCAGTCTCATATTTAAAGACTTTACAAGTTTCACTGTTTAATTTTCTTTTAGGTAATGCTTCTGTTATTCCACTTATCATATTTATATTTTGTTTCGTTGTGGCAACTTTAGGAAGTTTGCCATGAGTTTTTTCGTAGTTGTGGCAACCAAAACAGTAGGTATGGTTTAGGTAGATAGCTAGGTTGTCTCGGCTACCACAATTTTCGCAAGGTGCATGTCTTATGAAAGTGCTAGAGTTCTCCTGCATCTTTCATTTCCTGTATGTCTCCATCAGTGACAGTGCTATCTGCGAATTTGTATCCTTTAATATCTTCGTTTAATAAATATTCTCTGACATTAAAGTTAGGACATGTTTTTCTTTCATCAAGTTCATAATGTCCTACAATTCTTGCTTCAGGGTATTTAATTACTAATTCTTCTAGAACTTTCTTTAAACTTTCCCATTGTTCTCCTGTAAAATTATCTTCAGGTTGTTGCCAATCTTCTTCTTTAGCACCACCCACTACACATACTGAAGTTGATATGTGATTATAATTTTTTACATGTGCTTGTAATTCGTCATCATCTCTGCCTTGTTCTACAGTGCCATCTCTTTTGATAACTCTTGCATAACCAATTTTTAACCAACCTCTTTCTCTGTGCCATCTATCTATTTCTTTAGCACCTATTTTTTGTGAAGGTCTTGTTTGTGAACAATGCACAACAATGTATTTAGTTTCTAGTCTTGCCATTTTTTTGTGTTTCCTTTATTTCGTTTAACCATTCGTCAGGTATTTCTTTTTTAGTTGATTGTACGCAGTGATATTTAAAGCCAAACATCTCACACCATTTGCCATAAGTTGTTTTGCTTTTCTTACCAATTTTGTTTTTTGAATTAGAAAAAATAAATCTAATATCCAATTTTGGATTTTGTGTTTTAATCAGCTTCATCTTTTTTCTGTCTGCTGAATTAAATGCACCTTTAGTTTCTATAATAATATTTGAATTTGAAACTGGAAAGTCAGGTGTATAAGTTCGTTTCTGTTCAGGGCTAGTAAAAGTTATTTTTAAACCTTCATAAACAAAAGAACATTTGTTTTTGTTTAAGCAGTTGTAGACAACTTCTTCTAACCCTGATTTGAGGAAAACAGATTTAGAAATCTGAACTCGTTTGAACTTCTGTCTGTACATCTGAGTTAGTTTCGGCTTTGTAGCCATCTTCTTTTTCAAAAGGTATATCTGATTTACCCTCTACAAGTTCTAAGACTTGGATTGCTTTCATTCTAGCTGTGATACCTGCTCCAAATGGTGCATAGTAAGGAACTAATTCGTAAGCAACTTTTATCTTAGACCCACCCCAAATTTGTTTAGTCATTGGGAATGGTTTCTTATCGGCATCAAGTATTTGTGGTCTTTGAGTAAAACTTTCTTTAGTTTTCTTATTGACCCCTGATGCTTTCAGTTTAAAGATGAAGAAAACATTGTTTCCTTCTACGTTGTATCTTGGGTGAGGTGCTTCTTTTACCTTTTTACCTTTATTGTCTGCAATCGCTTTTTTTAGACTGTCTGCCTGTGCATCATTAAATAATTTAATCATGTCGGTAGCATCTGATTTAGCGACTTTTAAGGTCACCTTATATTCACCTGCTTCGTTAAACTTAACGTCAGGTTTATTAAGATGAGGGTAGACTGCTTCACCCACAACACTAACGTGTGTTGTTAGTTTTTGCATAGATATTCTCCTATATGTTAGTCTATCTAATAGTGGCACTTAGTTGCACAGGTGCATGTATTTATATACAAAAAAACACAGATTGTTTCACTAAGTCTAAATTAAGGTCTCCCTTTTTAGGCATTTTAGGAAATTTCTTCTGATTTTTTTTTGATAACATTGCATACATTTCATCAGCAAAATTCTTCAATACATCTTTTTGATATATCTCACAAAATGCTTCTCTTAATGCCTTACCCATTAGATGACTGTCACTAGCTACACACCCAAAACTGTCATGTATCATACTAAAATTATCTACACCCAGTTCTTTAGCTTTTACTACAGCTAATTGTAACACTGCTCCATCATTAGCATGTATAAAATTAGGACATATACCTAGACTTGTAGCCCTTTTTGATATGTTAGGGGTATCATGTGCTACTGAAAGTTTAACAATACTATCACCCATTTGTGTCTTAACTCGTCTGCTTTCTTTTTCATAACAAAGCATTTGAATAGGTGCATTTAATGGTGAAGTCCAACTTACTGGTAAATTTTCTGATGCAACCAGTTTAGCTATATCTTTTAAGAACTTCATTATTTCTTTAGCACCAACAATTATCTCATTGATACTTTCCCACAATACAGGTGTTAGCCAGTTTGTTGCTTCAAAAATACCATCTTCTCTGTCTGATACTTTGAATATATCTATAGATACATTTCGTTCATTTAATTGTTTTTTCATGTGGTCTTCAATATATTTTCTGCATGAAAACTTTGTCAATGAATAAGGTAAACACATCACTGGTTTCTTACATAGCTTCCTATCTATTCCATACTCTAACCACTTCTTAGCTAGTGGGTCATCTTTAATATCTCTAAGTTTCATAATTAGTTTTTGTGCAACTAAATTATAAACATCATTAGGTTTATTAGATGGAACTAAATTAGTAGCTTTGCCACCAATAGGGTCTCTCATCATTGCTGAATAGTGCTGTAGTCCTGAGTTAGAACAATCAGCTTGTATAGGCAATGTAGTTATAAACTCAGGTGAGTAATTGCTCTCTGCAAAATCTCTATATTCTATAGCCCATGCAAGAAAACAATATGGTTTATCTGCATCACACCACCATGTATTTTCTAGTGGATTGTTAGCTGACGCAATAATTTTTTTGGAATTATCTTGCACCCATTGTTCTCTAACTGGCAACTCCATTTTATCTACTTCACCATACAAGTTTGCACCTGCAATGTTAAATGTACTTACACTGTCACCTTTACCCATTCGCTTACCAAATTTAAATTTAAGTAATGCTCTTGAATAATCTGCTGATTGTGGTGAAAGCAATGCAGGTTTAGGATAAATACGAAATCTAAAATCAAATTGATGTGGATAAAAGAAACCACCTTTATCTAACAACATACTTGCTTCTTCCATAATTAGTCTAACTTGAATAAATTTAGACATAGATTGACCTATAGCTTTATGTACTTGTTGTGCTTCTCGCTTCCATTTAATTAATGCTTCTTTGTTTGTTTTAATGTCAAATGGTTTAGGTGGTAACTCAGTTGATTGTGGATTGACTGGTAACTGACCTAAATTAAAATCATTATCCATACATGTTTTAATTAAATCATAAACAGGTTTATTAATAACCCATTCCGTTTCTTGTATAATATTTACACTGTCATAAACAACTGGCATCTCATGTACTTTGTTATTTAATTCTTCTAAATATCTTCTATTACTTGCTTTTACTAGATTGTAATGCATGTGCTATCTCCTCAGGTTTGTTTTCAAAATTATGTTTCTTACCATAGTACCCACCAATAAAAGGTGAAGTCCATTTTCTAGGTGGCATAAGCATAGGTAAATACTTAGGAAACAATGCTTCATTTTTAATATTAAAGTTTTTTATTTCTTTAAT